CAAATAATTGGCCTAAACCGTCATTTTCTTCTGCATACTGCTCGATGGCTTCGTCAATCTGATAAATTTTAGGTGGGCTTGATTCATGCGCAACAGACGCTTTAATCACTTCTGCTAATGCTGATGGGCTGTATTGATTAAGATTCATAAAAGCTAAGTTAACGCCCATGCCAAACTCCAATCCTTCATAATCCACTCGATAAACCTCGTCTAATGTTCGAATGAACTTAAGACCGAACTTTAACTCATATTCCTTGCCTGCTATTTTAAATTTCATGTAATTTCCTCCTAATAAACAAATAAAAAAGAGAAGGTATAAAACCCTCTCTTAGCCTTCTACTCCGCCGCCTTCACCATCGGGCAAAGTGTCCTTAAACGCATACTGCACAGCTTCTTCTTGCTCTTCTGTTAATGTCGCAAATCCGAATTGCGGTACTAATTCGATTGCAAAGTCACCAGAATAAGTCGCTTCGTCTTCTACACCGTTGTCTGTACTCCAAGAAGTTAAATAACCTTGACAATAGATGGCTGGGTATTTCCCATCTGCATCAACTAAATCTTCATCAACGGTTACTTCCCATAACTCAAGCTTGTTACCTTCTAAAACCGCATCTAATAGCATAGTAGCCACTGGATCGTCTTTCGCTTGAATCGCTTCAATACCTGTTACACTACTTTCTAATTCACTAAGCTGTCTGATAGTACCATCTTTTGTGATTACTGCTTCTGCATCTCTAGTGAACTCGAAAGTGTGCGCTGTTTGAAAAGAGAGTTTTGCCGCTTCTTTATCTTGATTAGCAAGCTCTCTAAAAAGTAATATTTTATTCTTACCATCAAGCATGGCTCGTTTTGGATCGACTGCCATTTCATTACCTCCTTGTATAAGTGAAATCTAATTCTAAAATTCCATGTAGTTTTGGCACCGTTCCAGTATCATCTATAAATATCTGGCCAGTACCTTCTTTTAAAATTACATTGATGCTTCCTGCTTGTTTTAAACGATAGAGCGCTAGTTTGATGTTATCTCTCATAGTTGTAGTCTCTCTACGCTCTTTATAGTTGTTATAAACGTGTACCGTCACTTGAATATCGCCAAATAAACCACTTTTCGTATGCCTATCCTGCTGAAATAATTCTCCTATGAACACAAAAGGATATTGCGTTCCATCTGGTGGCAAATAATCATAAGTGGAATATCCAAGATTGAGACACGTTAGAAAGATTGCATCATACAATTCTTGTTCTGGGCTTTTTTCTATTACAGGCATTGCACCACCTCTTTTTTAGGCATACAAAAAAGCACCCATAACGGATGCTTAATTTAAATATTCCCATATATAACCTTTATAGATATAAGGATATCTTTGGATAGCTCTTCCAACACTTCTTCTTGAAAATCCTTCTCGATCCGCTTCCCTCATGCTAAAAAATTTTAAAACTTCACCAGTTTTTGCATGAGTAGCTTTTATCTTCTTGTTGTTTCTTGTTAACCAATAATTTTCGTTGGAAAGAACTTTTTTAATCCCATCACCATACATAACGTTATAGCTTTGAGTACACCATTCAAGGTTTGACGCATGATTATTACTCTTTATTTCGTCTTTATGATTTACCACCGGATGTTTATTAGGGTTAGAAATAAACGCTTCAGCAACTAATCTGTGAACAGGAAATCTCTTGCACGTCCCATTTTTCGACAATCCTACCCTCAAATAACCGTCGTGCATCTCTTCTTGTTTTAAAACAACACTATTAAGTAGCTTAGGAGAACCACCTTTTCCTCTCACTACTCTATGAGTTGATCTGACGTTGCCTAAATTACTAACTTGATAAAATCCTTCATAACCTACAACATCTTTCCAAATTTCATTATTCATGGTATAATTTTTCACGTAATCAATCCCTTTCTGATTGGTTACCACAAGTCGGGGTATGACCAGTACCGCCGGCTTATTTGGTTACTTCTATTATACCATAAAAATGCTGATATAGCAGCATTTAACGCATTAGTCTTCTCATGTCTTTCAAAAATTTCCTGCGCTGTTCAAAATGAGAATTACCCATAAATTTTCTAGGATACATAAACCTCGTACCCCACTCTAAATATGGAGCGTAATGTGCTGTGGCTGATACTTTTGCTGTGAATCCCCTATCTTCAATAGTTAATTCAATACTTCGTTTCAAAAAGCCAGTGTCTACAGGAACTCTTCTTTGGGCTTTTCTTTGAAGTTCTGAACCATTGACGAGAACAGCCTTTTTCACATCGGTTAATCTTGCGTTTCTTCTTAATCTACCTTGTAATTCTTTTGTTCCTCTGATACTAAGAGAACCTCTAGCCATATCAGACCACACCTTCCAAATAAAAAACACCTTTCCGATAATCGGATTGGCGCCTAATCTGATATTCTATTGATTCATCGTTATTTAGATAAGCATAATTGACTTTACCATTGTACGGATGTTGTAACCTAGCAACTGTTATAACTGTATCTATTTGACCAAATAACTCGTTTGTGCGGTCAACACCCATACTAGATAGATTACATGGTAAAGTGGTTTTAATCGTTTCTGGTGGTACGTGCTTACCTTCTATAGGGTCATAATATCCATCTGTTTCATTAACTAAGGTGATACGCTCATTAAATCGCATTAGATGAACAACACCTTTCCCCTTCCAGGTTTTTCTGGTGGTTCTTTATGCGATGCAATAATATCAGCATAAGGAACGAACTCGTCTTTCAAGTCGTAAAAGGTAATAGAATGGCCTTCTACTGATTCGGACTTCATTCCTTCTGTTCCTAATCGATTAAAACGTCTGATTGTTATTTCCTCAACAATGAAGTTCAAATCTTCCGGTATTTCTTTGCCTAACATCACTTTTAAGTGCTTTGATACGTTTTCTATGATGATATTGAGGACATCATCTTGTAGATCGTCCCCAATACCTAATAGCTTCTTAATACGTTCTAACATGGTTATTCACCACTTTTCAATGCTTCCTCGGCTTCAATAGCTGCATCCTTACCTTGAATTTTTTCCCCGTTGGAAAGCTCGTAATATCCTCCACCAGTGTGTTTAGGGAATTCACTGTCTGCCACTTGATTGTCGTCATCATTTTCTGTTTGTTCAAATTCTTCTGCATTAAAAGAAGCCGCTTCTACTTGGTTTTGTGGCATTTGACCATATTTACGGACAATTTCAACTACTTCGCCTTCTTCAACAGCATGTGTCGTATATCCGATATGATTACCCTGGGTTGGTGTATACGATTTAACTCTTCCATCATCATCACACATTACGAGCGTTCCTGCTGGTAGTCTTTGTGATGCCTCTACTCTCCAAATTGGGTTGTTTTTTATAGTTACCGTTACAAAAGTATCTTTATCTAATTCTGAATTTGTAACTAAATCGGGAATCCATCCTCTTTCAGATGTTTTAAGGTATATCGTTTCCCATCCCTCATTAGGGTCGCCATCGGAGTTGATTCCCCCGAGAGCAAGAAGACGATTTGCAGGAATATCCTGTATTACCTTAGCTTCAAAAGTAGTCATTATCCTTCAACACCTCCGCCACCATCAGTACCACCTGGCTCGATCTTAGCAAATGCATCATCGTTAAGAACCATGAAACCAACATCCATTGTTGCACGAATAGCAATCAACTCACGCTCGAATAGATTAATAGGGTTTCCATCTTCACCAACGATAGAAGATAGTTGAGCATCTTCACTAATCGCATAGTTAAGGTTGTAAGGAATACCGTAACGAGCGTAGTTAAAGTTACCTGCGTATAGTTCACCTTTTTCCATTTCTGTAGAATCTAAATCAACTACTGGTGCGCCATCAAGCGTGTTAGTGTTGCGGTCATACAGACGTACTGGATCAGTAATAGTTCCGTCTGCTTGCTGGAATCCGTCAACAACTCTACGTAATAGAGAACGGTTTTGAGTTTTAGAGATATAACCGTTCACGTTAAATCCTGCATCGTTTACTAGGTCTGTTAAATCAAAGAATGTTTCTCCACTAATGTCACCTGTTACGATGTTTCCTGCTGTTGTTACAGAGTTTTGAAGTGACTGTGTAAATGGATTGTCTACACCTAAGATTGTCGCTTCATCAAACTTCTTGTAGAATGCTTCAGCAATTAATGGCCTTACTTGAGTAAAGAAATCTGTTACTGAATACTGTAAAAACTCACGAGATACAGGAACGATTACCCCTAGCTTGTGCGCTCTCATAGTAGCTGTTAGCCATTGCGGCTTAGATGTCTCGATTACTTCTCCTTCATCTACCCAGTAAGCACCAACGCCATCAGCTAGATAGTTGAATGTCTTTTCTTGTTTCGTCATTTCCTCATACTGTGCTAATTGCATCATTACTGAATTTTGCATTACATCGT